GCGGAGGGCCTGGTTGCGGTCCGGGCGGAGGCCCTGGCGGCGACATTTGTGGCGCAGGCTGCTGCGTCGGATCCGGTTGCCCGAGTCCGGCCTGCGCGACGACGCCCATCATCTGCTGCTGATCCTGCGTGTCCTGCTGCTGGATCGCCGCGGCGACGTCGGAGAAGTCGGGCCCGCGGCGGATCGACTGCCCGCCGGCCGCGACCTGCTGCATGATTGCCGGCAATAGCGGCGTCGGATCCATCCCGAGCTTCGCGATCGCGCCGGCAATCTGCCCGACCATGTCGAGCTTCGCGATGAACTCCTGCGACGCGTTGTTCTCCGCCTCCATCAGCCGCTGCGTGGCGAGGTCGTCGCGCTTGCCCTGCGTCTCCATCAGCGAGGACATGAAATCGAGCCGCTTCGATTCGTTCTTCGTCTTCAGCGTCGCGTTCTCGTCGGAGAGCTTCTTGATCAGCGCCTGGGCCTGCTGCGTCATCGCCTGCATCTGCTGCTGCGCGCCTTGCAGCGCCTGCTTCAGTTGCGCGACCTGCGGATCCTGCGACTCGTCGGCCTCCATCTGCTGGATCTGCGGCGGCAGCATTGCCTTCAGCCGGCGCGCGACGCGCTTGCCCACATCGCCCGGCCAGTCGGCCATGTCGGCGAAGATGTCGCCGATGAGGGGCGCCGTCTGCGGCCCCATCGCGTCCATGAACTCCTTGATCTCGCTCGCCGCCTCGACGCGACGCGTCTCATACGACGGCCCGGTCGTCACCACCACGTCGTAGCGCCCGACGCGAACGTCGTTGACCGTCTTCGTCGCGTTAAGATTGTTCGGATCCGACATCTGCTGGTTCAGCGTGACCTGCTTGTCGGTGCCATCGATGTTGACCAGGCGCACCGCGCGCTGACCGGAGTAGTAGTACGGAATCAAGTCGACGATGATGCGACCGGTGTGCTCGATCGCGCGCGCCTCGTTGTCACCGTACTGGAACACCGCGACGTCGCCTACGCGCTGCGACTGCACCAGAGCACGCCACGGCGTGTCCGGATCCGGTGCCTGCTGATCGTGCTGCCCGGTGATCGCTTGCAGGTTCTGCACGCACAGGGAAAGCATCGTCACCAGGCCCTGGTCGACGCCGATCCCTTCGGGCCGCGCCGGCGGCTGCGTGATCGCCTGGCCGTCTTCGGTGTAGACGATGTTCCACTCGAGCACGGGATGATTCTCCGTGTTGAGCGTCTCCCATCCCTTCTGGTTTTCCGTCTGGCCCGCGGCCGCGATGAACGGAGCTCGAGGGGCCAGCGCGATGCGCTCGACCATCAGCGTGAATGCATAGTTCAGCATCATCTGCGCGTCGCGCATGCGGCGGATCACACCCTGGTAGATGCGCTCGCCGTCGATCATGATCTCGTCGCCCACGCAGCAGACGATCGGGATGAACTTGCCCTTCCATTCGTACTTCGCGAGCGGCGTATCCTTCGCCGTCACCTTGTACCAGTCGACGCGCTTGCGCGTGCGGTCCTTCTTCTGCATCACCTGCGGCGGAAGCTGCGGCGACGCCATCATGCCCATCACCGCGGGCTCCGGCAGCGCGGCGAGGAACTTCTCCATCAACTGCTGGTAATCCTCCTCCCACATCGTCATGCCGTTGTCGAGCAGGCACAGCACGTCCTGGTACTCGACGATCTCGAAATAGTCGGCGACGCAGACCATGCCGGCCGCGTACCACGACGCCCAGGAGCCGCTCGAGTATTCGGCAGAATCCCACGACACCGCGTCGCCAGCGTCCGGCCACTCCTTCTCGTAGGTTTCCTTGTCCAACCACTCGCAGACGAACGCGTACTGGATGTCGCTCTTGTCCGGCGCCTTGGCATCCGGATCCAGGTACACCGCCGACGGATTCGCGATCGCCTGCAACTTCAGCACCTGGTTGAACGAGTCTTCCGCCTCCCAGTCGCTGATCACGCGCCAGTAGCCGCGGCCGCCGGTGACGGCGTGCTCCATGCCGGTGTCGTAGACGCTGCCGGCCTGCGAGTCGTACTCGATCGCGCGCACCAGACCCGAGTAGATGTCCGCAATCTGCTGCGAGCTCCCATTGCCGGCCGGGCGCACCTTGATCGCCGGCTGATTCTTGCGCTGCTGGTTGGTGATGCGCTTGACGAACGGGCCCGTCTGGTTGAACTCGAGCCACGGCCGCGGCGGATTCGCGCGCTCGCGGTCTTCCCTGTTCTTCGCGTTCCATTGCTCGCCCTTCTTCCAGGCGAACTTGGTGTCCTCAATCTGGTTCTTGCGATTCTCCGCGTCCTCCGCGTCGACGTACTGCCAACGCTCGAGCGCGCGCAGCACGACGGCCGCGTTGCCCTTGTCCTCCGCCTCTTCGCCTCCGGCGTCGGAGTTCGAGACGTTGGCGTCGACCGCGTCGAGCGCGGCCGTGCGCGGGTCCGACGGCCCTGGCGCGTCGTCAATGCCCGGCAGGGTAACGTCAGGCGGCATCGCTGCGCGTTTGCGCGTCCTTCTCGTCCTGGATGACCTGGGCGTCCGCGTCACCGTGCGCCTTGGTGCTCGCCGGCGGCTCCTGCTTCGGCGCGGCTTCCGTCGCCATGATGTCTGGAACCTGCACCGCTGCGTGCGTCGGCGCGACGCCTTCCGGCACGCCGGTCCGGGCATCGGCGATCGTGCCAAAGCCGCGGTCGGACATCGCCGCCTCATGCTCCGGGTGCAGCGCCATCACATGCTCGATCACCCAGGCCTCCGCCCGCTTGATCGATCGGTACATCATCTTCGGGAATTCCATGCTGCCTCCTCGAGCCATGAACATCGAATGCGGGACGCCGATCACGTCATCCACGCGCCAGGCGACAAGCGCGTGCCGCCATGCTGCTTCTGCTGCGTCTTCTTTTCCTTGTCGCGACGCGGCGCGTTGACTGCAAACGTCAGCGCGAGCGCGTCAGCGTCGTCTGGTGAGTGCAGCCCCCGCGCCGACATCGACTCTTTGCTCTCGAGCTTCAGCCGGTTGTGCAGGTCGTACCCGTACTCCGGCCCGACCAGGTCATCGCGCAGATCCGCGTCCCGATCGATCGAGGCGCCCGGCAACCAGTCCTTCATCCGCGACCAGCACTCCGCGCGCTTGTTCAAGAAGTCGGACTGGTTCTGCGCTCGAGCTCCGTTCTGCACCTCGATCACCATCTTCGCGCGATCCTTGCCGAGGAGTGCCTTCACGCGGTCGACGACGCCGCCGCCGACACCGTTGCCATCGATGAACACCAGGTCCGGATCGTGCGTGTCGATCGCCTCGCAGACGTAGCTGGCGAGGTCCATCGTGTCGACGTTGCGGTACTTCTTCGGCTTGATCGAGCGCGCGTCGCGGCCGCGGCGGAAGCGGATGATCGATTGATCCTCGCCGAACCGCGCGACGTCCACACCCATCAACAGCGGCGCGCCCATGTCGTCGGCGACGTCACGCGCCTGGGCCTGTTCGATCGTCTCGTCGTCGATGAACTGCTTCGCGCCGGCCCGAGGGAACACACCGCGCACGCGAACGCGAACGAAGTCGGAGTCCTCGCCGAAGTCCTCGACCCATTGCGCGCATTGCTTCTTGTTCGCCATCTTGCAGTCGCGCGAATCGATCTGCCTGGTCTGCCAGCGATGGCGCAGCCGGCCGAAGCATTCGCGGAACCTGCCGGTCGGCCGCGTCGGATTGCCGAACACCGCCCAGATCACCTCGCCCGTTGTCTGCCCGCCTTCGGCCACTTCCCAGATCACGTCGGGAATGCCGGAGGCCTCGTCGAAGATGATCACGACGTGCGCCGCATGCTGCCCGGCGAAGGCCTCCGTGTTCTGCTCCGTCCACGGCACCGCGGCGAAGAACCACGTCTCCGTGTTATCGATGTGGTAGAACTTGGTCGCGGTCCAGTTGAACCAATGCGCGTTGATCGCACGCTTCCACCACACCGCGAGCTCGCGCCAGGTCTTCGTCTCGAGTTGCTTCGTCGTGTTCGCGGTGACAACGCCGTTCACATGCGGCCGCGTAGACATCGACCAGAGGATCAACCACGCGACAAGCGCGCTCTTGCCGATGCCGTGACCCGATGCAGTCGCGAGCCGGATCGCGTCATGCTCGTTCGCGCTGCGCATCGCTTCGTCGATGGTGAGCACGCCGGCACCGATGTCCTCGAGCACTTGGCGCTGCCAGTCGTCGGGCCCGTCCGGCCAACGCTCGAGGTCGCCCTTGCCCCAGGCGAAGGCGAGCATGACGAACCGGTACGGATCCGCGTAGCAGTCCGCGATCGCGTCCGCGAGCAGGAGCTCACTTGACGAGTGCGAGTCGCTTGCGCCCATCGTTCAGCCGCTCTTCGATTTCCTTCGCCATGACGTGCTCGACGCGTTGGTCGACATCGAGCTTGTCACCGTACTTCTGCGGCGCCGTGACCTTCAGGAACCATCGCCGCGTTTCCAACTTCACCTTGGCCCGCTCGACCAGGTCGCGCGTCTCGCGCTTGGTCTGCTTCGTCATCTTGCCATCCTTGCCCGGAACTTCAGTCGTCGTCACGATCTCGCCGATCTCGACCGTGTCGGAGATCTCGAGCATCTCGTCGAAGATGGCATCCTGCATCGCGTCGCGCGCCAGGCGGTAGCGGTCACGCGCCTCGAGGTCGCGATCGCAGAGCTTGTAGAAGTCGTTCGGGCTGATCGGTTGCTTCGCGATGGCGCGCCGGACCGCGGTGCCGCTGCGGACGTCCTCGAGGATCGCGTCGAACTGCTCAGGCGTCATTGCAGCCGCGCCGCTCCGAGCGGATAGCCTTCGTCGCCGGGCAGGATCAGCGACGGCCGCGCCATCTGCTCGAGCCAGGCCTTCGCGATCGCTTGCGCGGTGCCTTCGTCGCAGTCGGAGCCGACGGCCTGGTTCCACGCGTCGCGGGCGAACTTCACCAGGGTCGCGACGGTCGCGGTCTTGATCGAGTCGTGATCCATGATCACGCGCGCCTGGCGCACCGGGATCGTGAGCGTGAACGACGGCGAGGTCGGATGCCCGCCGCGGGCGCCGGCCGGGTGGAACGCGACGGCGACGTCCATGTCGACGCGCTCCTTCTTCGCGTGCTCCGCGGCGACGGCGTGCGTGGTCGCGTCCTGCTGGTGCTCGAGCTCGTTGCTCATCGGTCGTAGGGGTCGCGCGCCTTGCTGACGTGCGGCCTGGTTCCGTGATCGAGCGGCAGCGCCGGCTTGTGCGAGCTCATGCTCGTCGACGCGTGCGCCGGCCTTCCACCACCGGCTGCACGCTGCGTGTTGAGTGCGATGGCAACGGCCTGCTTCTGCGGCTTGCCCGCTGCCATCTCCGTCGCGATGTTCAGCCCGACGGCGGCCTTCGATCCCGACTTGTCGAGCGGCATGGTCAGGGCGCAGGCGCAGGTGCGATCGCTGCCTGCAAAGCTGCCGTGTCGGCCTCGATCGCCGCCTTGACGTCCGTCAGCGCGGCAACGGCCGCCGGTTCGTCGCCGAGTGCCGCGATCGCCGCGGCCAACTTCGCCGTCGCGTCCTGGAGGGCAGCAATGGCCGCCGTGACTGCTTGGTGTTCGGTTGCCGTGTCGGCCTTGATGGCGTCAACGAGATCGGTGAGTGCTGACATCGTGGGTGCTCCCAGGTTGATGTGAACGTGAACGTGTAGGTCGAAGCGCACGGTCGCGAGTGTGCACCCACGTTGACGGCGCGGTCAAGCGCGAGCGGGGGCGATGGCGTTACGCGCTCGCGCTCCCCTCCTGCTGTATCGCCAGTCGTTCGGCTGCGTCCTCGAGGAGGTCGGCTGCGCGGCGTGCATGCAGCGGCTTGCGCCATCCGGTGGGGGGTGCGGTGCGGTTGAAGTTGCGCGCACGGAACGGCGGGAAGTGACGGTGGCACCACCATTGATCGGAGCCGAGCGTCGAGTCAGCGAGGGCACCGGGAGCACGGCAGCGATTGCCCTGGCCGTCGGTGGAGTGGCAGAGATGGCGCTCGAGGTCGGCCTTGGTTTCGACGCCTGGCTCATGCCATCCGCAGAGGGTGCAGTTGTCGCCGTCGACGGGGGCGTTGCAACGTGGGCAGTCGCGCATCAGAGTCTCCCTTGTTCCATGCGTTTGAGGATGTTGTTCTGCCAGGTCTGGAACCATCGCAGCTTGATCCCGCGGTCGCCTGACAGGTCGGACCAATAGTTGCGGAACTCGACCCAGATCTGCACCGCGCGTTGCGGGGTGATGCCGGCAACTTCGCACGCCCAGTCGCGCCACGGTTCGGGCAGGGGTGCATCGGGCTCGAGGCGTGTGCCCTTGAGGGCCTTGGCCGCGGCGCGCTTGTTCGCGATCTGCGGATCCGGGAGCAAGGCGGCCTGCCGAGTCTTCCCCTCAGACTCCCCTTCTACGTACGTATGCTTATCTTTACCCTCAACCTTAACCTCAACCTCAGCGCGTAGCGGTAACAGAGGCGCTACGTTGCGCGCTTTATTTTCAGCAGGTTGCAAGGGGGCTGTTTGGTCGCGATGCCGCTTGAAGCGTGAACGCTCGCGCAACATCGACAGCACCAGACCGGTCAGAAAGTCGTGGTACAGACGGCCGTCGGAGTGGCGTTTCCAGCCCCGCATCAGCGTCCCGCGGTGCAGGTCGAGGTAGGCCTTGGGCATGCGCAGGATGGCGGCGATGAGCTCGTCGTTGTCGGGCAGGGTCGCGATCGGGATCTGCTCCCAGGCGAGCGTCCACAGGAACACCAACCAGGCGCGGAGCTCAGGCGGGGACTCCGGCCGATCGGCGAGCATGAACGTCGTCGACTGGCGGATGCGCCCGACATCGAGGCGCAATCCGTAGTTGCCGGCGCGGGTGTCGGCCGGATACGGTGGCGCGGGCATTGGTTCGGAGGAGACGACGGACAGATTCGACATGCGAGCAGTCAGCGCAGGAGCCATAGGATGAGCCGGATGAGTGAGTAAAGCAGCGCCGCGACGGCGTAGGGGGAGAGGATCCACAGCACCGAGCGCCAGGTGAACGCACCGCGTTGCGTCTGCATGATGCCTCAGATGACGAGCAAGGGACGGCGGCCGCGGTGGGCGACGAACGGATCCCAGGGACGCAGGAACTTCGGCTGCAGCGTGACGCGATCGTCGGCCGGGCCGTCGATGTAGAGCAGGTCGACGCGCCCGCGGTGCACGCGGCAGATCTTCGCGGTGCGCCCCGATGGCGTGATGACGTGATCGCCCTTGCGGCAGTCGGCGAGGATCATGCCGCGGCCTCGAGCGATGAGACGCCGACGATCACGCACGCCTGCTCGCGCCGCTCGCGCCGGCTGATCGAGATCTCGTCGACCTGGGCGTCGTTGACGTAGACGCCCGCCTTCTGCAATGCGTCGAGCACCGGCTTGACCAGGTTGTCCAAGTCACGCGCGCGCCGATCGGGCGGGAAGGCGAGGATCTGCACCATCAGCCGGGCATTGCCGAAGGCAGGCACGCGGGCCTGGTTGCAGGCGTACCACACCTCGCGCCGGAAGGTCTTGTGCTCCGCGGTCAGGATCCGACCGCCGCGGCCGTTGGGCAGCGTGTTGTGGTTGAGCGTCGGCGGCCAGGGAAGCTGGACCGAGTAGACCGGAGGCGCCTCGAGCCGCGCGATGGCGTCGGCAAGGGGCAATTCCGGGGCCTGGGTGATCGACCCGGCAGGGACTGGCACCTTCGCCCGTGCTCGCCGCTTGCGTGCGGCATGGCCCGCGCTAAGCCAGTCCTTCGACGAAGTCAGGTGCGGTGCCGGGCGCCGATGGTTCGACATGCTCATGCTCCCCTTTGCGATCCGCTCGCAGCCGGCCGCGAGTGGCGATTTGAATCAGCGCCTGCTGGCCGAGCGGGATCCCCCGCCGGCGCCAGATGGACACCGTCGCCCGAGACAGGCCTAGCTTCTGCGCGGCCCGCGACTGGCTCTTGTAGTGAGCTACCAGGTCGTCAACGTTCATGGCCCCGAGTTTACACCCGGATCCGTCAACAGGCGCAACTACCGTTCGTCGGCTGGCCTCACGACCGTGTTGAAAGTGGTTGACAGGTTTCCCGTGGAACATTTACATTGGAGGCATGGAAGCGAACCAACCAGGAGCCCACAAATGACCAACCTCTCCCGCCGCCCGATCGTCCTCGCCTACGGTCTGGGCGTCGACTCGACCGCCGTCATCGTCGGCTGCGTGCAGCAAGGCCTGCCGATCGACGCGATCCTGTTCGCCGATGTGGGCGGCGAGAAGGACGAGACGTATGCCTTCCTGCCGATCATCAATGCCTACCTCGAGAAGCACGGTTACCCGACCGTCGCCGTGGTGCGCTACCAGGCGCAGAACTTCAAGCACTACCCCCCGTATGCGACGCTCGAGGAGAACTGTCTCACCAATGGAACGCTGCCGTCGGAAGCGTTCGGGTTCGGATCGTGCTCGCAGAAGTGGAAGGCGACGCCGCAGAAGAAGTGGCTCGAGGCCTGGGCGCCGGCGATCGCGACGTGGGCCCGCGGCGAGAAGGTCATTCGCCTCATCGGGTTCGATGCCTCCTGCGCCGACCAGAAGCGCACCTACGCGGCCGAATCCATCCCCGACGCACGGTTCGAGTACCGGTACCCGCTGCAGGCCTGGGGATGGGATCGCGCCACCTGCAAGGCGATGATCGCCGCGGCCGGCCTGCCGGTGCCGCCGAAGTCGTCGTGCTTCTTCTGCCCGAACATGAGCAAGGACGAAGTGCGCGCGCTGCCGGCCGATCGCCTGCAACGGATCGTGCTGATGGAAGCGCGGGCAAAGCCGCGGCTGACCAAGATCGACGGCCTGTGGCGCACCGGCTGCAAGGGCAAGAAGGATCCGGCGAAGAAGAAGCCCGGCACGATGACCGAGTTCATCCGCACCGAAGGCCTCCTGCCGGCGCACCAGATCGACCACATCGCGAACAACGCGCCGGCCGAGCTCATCGACCGCATGGAAGCGTTTGCCAACGGGCTCGAGATCGACGGGTGGTCCGACGTCCTCGCGAACCTCACCGAAGGTTGCATCGCAGTCTAACCAAGGAATCGACCGTTCGTCGGCTGGCGTCGAAAGTTGTTGACACGGTGCCAGCCGCGCGGACAATGGGAACTGTCAACAGACAACAACAACGGAGCAACAGATGAACTTCTACGCAAACGGACTCCCGGTCGAAGCATGGCAAGCGCGAACCCTGTTCGAGGCAAAGTGCCGGCAACTGGGATCCGACCCGGCCGACGTCGTCGAGAGCTTCGACGCGGCGTGCCAGACTGAGGAAGGCCGCGAGCTCATCGCCGAGTTCTCCGACTACAAGGTGGAGGTGGTTTCATGAACGCACTACGCGACACCGTCATCCCCGCCGGCGCCCGCTACGACGCGGCCCGCGGCGTCTGGATCTGCGGCACGCAGCAGTACGCGATGGCAGAGATCGAGGCGCACGCGGCGATGATGTCGACCGACCGTCCGTTCGCGATCGCGCCGTCGATCATCCGCCACGTCGTGCATTCGCCTGGCGGCGCCCGGATCCTGGCGGAGACGTGGACCGTCAAGATGCCCGGCCACACCCAGGAATGCCCGGCTTTGTCGTGCGCCCTCGCCTACGTCGACGGGGTGCGCCATTCGGAGCAGGAGGAGGCAATGCGCCAGGATGTCCTCGCCCATGATCGGGAAGGCACCGAGGCCTAACCAAACCGCGCCAGGCGGCGCTGCGCGGCGCCGCCGGCCACCACCCTACACGGAATCGAGATGAGAACGTTCTGGCGGCTTCTGGTGGACCCTGGCTTCCCCGACCAACCAGTCGACGTGCCGGCCCACCTGCTCCGACTCCGGTGGGCGCGTCGGCTAACGCGCTTCCTGAGCCAGTTCCGGACCGAGTTCGCGACGCTGCCGGCGGCCCGCAAGGCGCACGGCCGGCTGCAGCCGAAGGTCGGCCTGCCGCTCAACATCACCAGAGTAGAGGAGCCCAACGATGACTGAGATCAACCTGGCGGCGCAGTTCGAGGCGATGCAGATGCTGCGCGAATCGCCGGCGACGAAGGGATGGTCGCGCCTCGATAGCCTGCTGCTGCGCGACGACCTGGCCGCGATCATGGCCGAGGACGGCGTCGGACCGGGGACCGCGCGGCGTCTGCTCACGCAGCGCATCGGCGGCCTCGAGCACCTGCGGTCCTACCTCGAGTCGCTGCACGCCGGCGCCGAGAAGGGGGCCGCATGAACTTCCGCAGCTTGATGGACGACGGCGAGGGCACGGCCGGCATGGATCCCAACGTCCGCGCGAAGATTGAAGCAGCGGCGAGGGTGGGGAACCTCGAGCCCGGCCTCCCGGGCGACATCCTGGGGCTCGAGCTCCTGCTCATCTGGCTCGATGGGATCAAGGTCGGCACGAACCGCACCTCCGACGCGATCAGCGCGCATTTCGATGCCCGGGCAGCGATCGAGAAGGCGGGGTCCGAATGAAGTTCGCCCTCGCCTCCGGCATCCGCTGCACCTGCGGCCTGCAGATGTACCGGGCCATGACCGCTGACGCGCCGACCGGATTCGCGGTCGAGTGCCCGAATCCGAATTGCAAGTTCTACGGGATCCAGTTCGAGGAGCCCACCGTCGAGGTCCGGCAGATCTCACCAGCAATCGAAACGGGGAGCAATGATGGCAGCACGCAATGAAGGGTACGCAGTCGTCGAGGACGAGAAGGGCCACATCCTGGGCCTCTACATCGCGAAGACCCCGCAGCAGGCGCTCGTCGAGCACACTAAGCCGCTCGCGGCGAAGATGATCAGCGTCGCCGACGCGCAGGAGCTCATGTTCGGCGAGCACGGATTCCGCCCGGTGCGCTGCTCGAAGGTGGGCCTGTGAAGCAGATGCCGATGGAGGACTATCTCCGGCTCAAGGCCTGGTCGGCCGGAGATCTGGAGACGCTGCTCGAGCGTTGCCCGGCCGCGGCGCACGCCGGCTCCGCGTTCAATCCCGATCGCGAGCTCGACTTCAGCACGGCCGCGGACCTGGGCACGATCGCGCACTCGATCGTGTGCGAGAAGAACGAAGGCGCCGTCGACGTGATCGATCCGAAGGACTACCCGGCGAAGACCACCGGCGCGATTCCCGAAGGATGGACGAACAACGCGATCCGGTCTGCCCGCGACCAGGCACGCGCCGTGGGCAAGATCCCGGTCCTCCTCTCCGACATGGCGCGGGTCCGGACGATGGCGGCCGCGGTGCGCGCGTTCATCGAGCGCCTGCGCGCAGCGGAGCCGGCCGTCGCGCTCGCCTACGAGAAGGGACTCCCCGAGCGCGTGCTCGAGTGGACGGACCCGATCGGCAACCTGCCGTGCAAGATCCGGCCGGACATCCTGGCGCCAGACTTCTCGATCATCATCGACTTCAAGTTCACCGAGCGTAGCGCGGAGCCGGAGTCCTACTCGCTGCGTGCGATCGCCAATGGCGGCGGCTACATGCGCGCCGCGTTCTACCGGCGCGGGGTCCAGATGACGCAGCAGGCCGCACCGTGCTACCTCTTCGTCGTGACGGAGCAGGAGGCGCCGCACCTGTCGTCGTGCGTCGGCGTGGATCCGCGCGGGATGGAGATCGGCGAGCAGCGCGTCGAGCACGCGTTGAGCACGCTCGCGGTGTGCGTCGAGCGTAACGAGTTCCCATCCTATCCGGCGCGCGTCGTCTACCCCGAGGTGCCACCGTGGGTCGAATCGCGTTGGCTCGCGAAGCAGGTCGAGGCCGGGATCCCCTACGACATCAGCAAACTATTCCAGAGGAGCACGCCGTGAAAGCGAAAGCACTCGAGCTCCGCGACGACGGTACATTCATCCCGCTGCTCGCGGTCGACATCAATCCGGAGAACGACAAGCAACGCTATCTGATGCGCCGCGTCGGATACGCCTGCGACGGGCGCCCGAACATCATCATCACGCGCCTCGCGGGCGAAGGCGGGGCGAGCAATGATCCTTACGCCTGGGGCGGCCGCACGTTCCCGGTCGCGCACGACTACATCATCGAGCATTGGAACGAGCTCGAGGACGGCGATGTCGTCGACGTCGAGTTCATCCTGGGCGAGACAACTTGCGCGAAAGCGAGCGAGGGCGCATGACTATCGAATTCCGTCCCGCAGTCCGGTCGAACGTCAACTTGATGATCGGCCTCGCCGGCGCCAGCGGATCCGGCAAGACCTACACCGCGTTCCGTCTCGCGACCGGCATGTCCGGCGGCAAACGCTTCGCGGTCGTCGACACCGAGAACGGGCGCGCATCGCACTACGCCGACTCGTTCGCATTCGACGTCGCCGAGTTGCGCGAACCGTTCACACCGGAACGCTACTCCGACGCGATCCTGGCGGCCGACGCGGCCGGCTATCCGGTGATCGTCGTCGACTCGATGTCGCATGAGCACGCGGGCTCCGGCGGCCTCCTCGACATGCAGCAGGCGGAGTTCGAGCGCATGGGCTCGCGCGACGCGGCGAAGATGGCGTCCTGGATCAAGCCGAAGTTCGAGCACAAGCGGATGCTGCAGCACCTGCTGCAATTGAAGGCGCACCTCATCCTCTGCTTCCGCGCGGAGCCGAAGATCGAGATGAGCAAGGTCGACGGGAAGTGGCAGGTGATCCCGAAGCCTTCGCTCACGGGCCTCGACGGTTGGATCCCGATCTGCGAGAAGAACCTGCCGTTCGAGCTCACCGTATCGATCATGCTGATGCCCGGACAACCAGGCATCCCGCATCCGATCAAGCCGCTGCAGCCGCAGCACCAGCACCTCTTCCCGCTCGACCAGGTGATCGACGAGCGTTGCGGAGAAGGCATCGCGAAGTGGGCGATCGGCCAGGCGCTCGAGTACATCGACGAGGAGCAATGCGCGCGCCTCGAGACGATGTGCCTGGACAACAGCATCGACCTGGCGGCGTTGAAGCGCGCCGCCGGCGTCGACATCATCGCGCACATCCCGCGCGACAAATTCGACCGGGCGCTGACCTGGGTCGAGACGGCCGTCAAACGCAAGAACCAGACAGGAGAAGCACATGCTGCAGTTCGCTGAGAAGACTGCCACCATCGGCAGCGTCAACGTCCGCGCCGAAAAGCACGGAGATGAGTTCGTCCCGGCCTGCGACATCGGGATCACGCTCAACCTCGACGCGTCGGTGCTCGACATGCTCGACGAGCAGTTGCGCTCGCTGCTCTTCTGCAAGCGCGCGGATCCCGGTGACCTCGCCAACCAGGGACACCTGGCGCCGAACCTGCGCTTCCCGCTCCTGGGCGCGATCCCGTGGAAGTGGGAAGGCATGGGCTACACCGCGACGATCACGCAAGGTGTCGGCGCCGGCACGCCGATCATCGTCGAGGCCTGCGAGATCAACAAGCTCGTCCTGCAGCCGATGGAAGGCGGCACCGTCAGCGTCGCGATGCGCGTCCAGTTCCGGCCGGACGATGTCGAGCTCTACGCTGCGCTATGTCCTCTGGTGCAGCATGAGGTGACGCTGACCCTCGAGCCGCCGGAACCGGCGCCCGCGCCTTGAGCGATGAACTGCCGAAGCTGCCGATCGAGGTGGTGATGCAATCGATCGCGCAGGGGCTCGACATGATCGTCGAGGGCCGCAAGTTCGTCCTCATCGTGTTCGAGAAGCGCGACCACAGCGACTTCAACTATGTGAGCAACGCGCCGGAAGACATGCTCGAGATGCTGCGCGCGTTCGTCGCCAGGAAGACTAACTGAGGAGGCAACATGTCGGTCGTTACGAAGTTGTGTCTCTGCATGGTTGTCACGATCGTGGCACTCGTAATGTGGAACGTCGTGATACTCGTCCTGTTCACCGATCGCCAGGCCTGCGTCTACACCGGACAGATGACTGGATGGAAGGTGGAGTGGACGGTGCGCGGCGGCTGCTACATGATGACCGACACCGGCGGCGTCTACTTGAAGCGCGGATGGGAAAAGTGAGGCGCGCGCTCGAAACGTTCGCGATCGTCGCGGTGATCCTCATCGGCTATCTGCTCGCCGCGGCCGCGGCGGACTGGTATTAGGACAAGGGGGAGAGATGAGCGATGCTTCGGGTCGTGCCCATGCGCCACGCTGACGCCAACGATTTCGTTCGCCGTCTGCATCGCCACAATCGGCCAACATTGGGCGCTATCTTTTGCGTCGGTGTGGCTGATGATGAGGTGCGCGGCGTTGCTATTGTCGGTCGTCCTGTTGCGCGCAGATTGGACGATGGCGCAACGGTCGAAGTGTTGCGGGTATGCACAGACGGAGCGCGGAACGCTTGCAGCAAACTCTATGGAGCTTGTCGCCGAATCGCAAAGGAAATGGGCTATGCGCGAATCATTACCTATACGCTACCGGACGAGGGCGGCGCGAGTTTGCGGGCAAGCGGCTATCTATTGGACGGCGATGCGGGCGGCTCCGGGGCAATGTGGGCATCCAGACCGGGGCGCGCTGCGGAGACAATCGGGGACGACCTGATCGGCGGCAAGTGGAGATGGAGTTCCGCGCTGTCGCAGGACAAGGGGGAGAGATGAGCGAGCCACTATCCGCGCTGCTAGCGCTGGCAGAGTCCCGGCTACCGTTGGGGCAAAGTACGCTGCGCATGGTCATGCTTGACCCCGAGGTTGTCGCCGCGTTGGTGCGGGTGGCGATGGCAGCGAAGGTTGCATATCAAGCTGGGCTAACGCATATGCCAAATGCCTTGCATGACCGGATGCCGAAAATTCTCGGAGACGACCTGCGCGCCCTCGACGCCGCGCTGCACAAGGAGACGAGTGATGAGCGAGCGCGCGAAGATGGTGATCGCATGGATGGTCGGCAACGATCCTGACACAGCGGCAACGTACAACCGGGCACAGAGCGAAGCCGCACATGACGCGGCACGTAGATGGGGATGCTCAATTACTGGCCTCATATCGTGCGGGCCAGAGTTCGACGCCCCCGCGCCACCGGCAGCGCCGATTGCTCAAGGCACGGATGACACGACGGCGGTGATGACTCCATTCGGGCCAATGGTGCCACCGGCAGCGCCGGGACAACCACCGTATCCCGAGGGGAACGTAATCGGCCCCTGTGTGTGCGGAAGCTGGCCCGGTGGCCCATGCCTACGCTGCAAATGGATACCCGCGCCCCCCGCGCCACCGGCAGCACAAGATCAAATGGCATCTACGCCTGTGCGAGTTAACAGCGGGCCTTCGCAAGAGGGCGCGACAGGATCGGATGCCACCCCCGCGCCGGGAGCGGATGCAGAACTGTGCGCGAAGAACCCGCAGCGATGGACGGTGGAGGATTGCATACAAGCCGCCGCCGCGCTGGAAGCGGCGCAGGCCGAGAATGCGCGGCAACAGCACGACATCGACGCACTCTACGATAGCCTACAGGCAGCTAATGTTGCGCTTGTCGCCGCCGAGGCCCGTGCGGCTGAACTGGGGCGGGAATTGGCGGCAGCGCGATCAATTATCTTGCAGCGCTGCCCCGACCCGATGGGTGCCATTGCCGCCATCGACGCCGCGCGCAAAGAGGGGGAGCGATGACTGCCTGGTCGCGTCGCAGCGATCGGCGCTCCGGTGACATGGCGCACGGGATCCTGTTCATCATGCGCG